CCCCCTTTTCAGGCTAGCGGCCGCTATCCCGCTATCCCTTACTGGCACAAACGCCTCCTTTAACTGGACACTTGGTTTTCACCATATGCCCTTTTACTGGCTCGTTTGTCTCCTTTAAGTAAACTGATCGCCTTTTCTTACGAACTGTACCATTGACCCTAACGACTTGGCTCTATTTATTTAGAGTATCCACCGACTTTTCCGTCATACAACCCATCGAGGTTATTAATACCTCAAAACAACAGCATGTAATATAATTTCATTTTCACCATTGTAAATTTGTATTGTAGCGACTTTAGTTTTAAAATTAAGTGTACTAGTAGACAGTCAGCCGACAGAAACAATTTTATTTCATAAGCTCTAGACACATCAAGGTATAAACATGGACACAAATATTGAACAACAAATCACACACACAGAAGAACAACAAGCTACGTTCGACGAACAACGAACAACAGCTTTTGAAGACACTCATATTACTCAAGCAATTGATAATATACCTACTATGAACAATTATTTAATGACAGAGGACCTATATACCTCCAAGAACATCTTGGAGACCCCTGTTATCATCGACACTATCTTATGGTCAACTACTGACTTAATTGGCGCATCTCTGGGATCCTATACAATCCCAGATGTGTTCGCCACCATCCCCAATTTTCACGACTTGCTTTTGCGCACTTATACTGCGTTTAAGCCTACCATAGAGTTATCATTCAAGCTAAACTCAACGCCTTTTCACCAAGGGCGAGTTTTAGCCTATTATAACCCCATGGGACAAGTTAAGTCTGCCGTGGTCCCAATCGGATCGACAGACAAAATGGAAACCAGACAGTTAATTAGTCAGATGCCTTCAGTTTTTCTGGACGCGTCCCTAGCTAACTCTGGTACTATCCAAATCCCATTTGAATTTCTCAAAGCCTATTTTAATACCAATTCTGATTCAGGATTGGCTCCCATGGGCGATGTAAATCTCATTGTATTTAACTCATTACTCACCGCACCTTCAGTGCCGGCCACAGTAACAATTCAGTGCATGTTAAAATGTACTGAGTTGGAACTTCATCTACCAATTTATCCGCACGATGTTATCTTTTCTCAAGGAATTGAGTCAAGAGAAGCATTGGGCTTGATCGACAGTGCCAAGAAGGTTGGAGGAAACGTTGTTTCTGGACTAAAATCCGGACGCGACGCTTTCGCTAACTTCACTACTGGAAATTTTTCCGGCGCTTTCACTAACGCTGGGAAAACTTTAGGAAGTATCGGATCTATATTCGACACTTTCCACTTGGACAAACCCGCTAAATTGGATGTAAATACTGTAAATACTTTGCACCCCATTGGCCCCCTTAATCATATGCGAGGAGAAGATACTTCTCTTCGTCTCGGAGCCTCCCCTATTGGAGGCTATCTCACCCATAATTTATTTTCATCAACATCTGGCGACGAACATAAAATTAGTAATATTATTAAGGTTAAAGCCTTTCAAGACGAATTTACTTGGACTACCTCACAACCAGAGGGCACCGTTTTAGCTCGCTTTAACGTTGCCCCCTGGGCATTTCACTCGACACCCATGACATTAGGAACTCCTCCTGATGCATGGTTCGGTTGGTCATTCCCTTTCGTGGGATATATCTGCCGAATGTTTGCGTTTTGGCGTGGAAGTATCGCTTATCGTTTTGATGTTGTATCCTCAAAGATGCACTCAGGACGATTAGCGTTTATTTTCATTCCTAACGACGACATCACCGACCAACCAGCCCCTGCAATTGTGGACCTCAAACTGTACTCTAACTGCCCCATCGAATATTTCGATGTAGCAGAGAAGAAGAGTATAGATTTAGTGGTTCCTTTTGTATCACCAACGCCTTTAAAGAAGATCCCGTTTGCTACTCGTCAAGAAGGACTGCCCGTCTCTCTTGAAGACTATCAAACAGGAACTTTGCTCATGGTGATTATGAACAGGCTAGTTGCGCCATCTAACACGGCGCAGCAAGTCTCGATTAATCAATTCATGGGCGGTGGAACTGACATGGAGTTCGAGGCCCCTTGCATTCTTAATGGAATGGGCCTTGCCTCCACCGTCACTCTACCTGAACCCCCGGGCGAGAGAGTTGCTATGTCTAGCGACACTCCCGTCCCCACACGGTCCGACGACTTAGAATCTCAAAATTTTATCGTCAAGGGTGGCTCAACCGTAGCCAACCTTGACTCCTTCGGAGAATCTCTCAAAGACATTCGCGACCTCATGCGGCGTTATACATTCCTAGGTTATGCTAGGTTGCCTATAACACCGTATGAAGGTTCGACTGGATTTTATTCAGGAGCGACTAAGTTCCCTATAACTCCCGCCCTGAGTCTTAACTACTCAGGCGCGGAGACGTTTACAGGGCTTAATACCTCCTACCACACGTATCTCTCAAGACTCTTTGCCTTTTGGCATGGATCTATGAGGTACAAGATCGTTCCGTTTACGAACCGCACTGTCAATACCCAAATGGCAGTGGAGTTCCAATACGGAGACAATCACGATGTGACGGACTTTTTAAGTAATCCGTCATACCCGACAGCTCTAACGAATCTCTCACAGCAATCCGCATTAGAAGTAGAAACACCATATTATTCACATTTTACACAATTATCTACTTTACCATCAGACACAGACGTGATCTGGAACGATAAGGAACAGTTTGAGGGATCCCTCTTACTTTCCGTCTTTTCAGACCGCCTAACCGACTTCACCACCGTAGAGACTACGACCGCCCTTACAGCGACCGTATTCTCCTCGATCGGAGACGACATGGCATTTTCTTTGCTTGTAGCCCCTCCACAGCTGTGGATTAAGCTACAATAATTATCTCAAACCGCTTAACGCTTAACGTTTTGCGGCGCTTTTAATGGCTCTCCCTAAGAGAGTCCGATCCTAAGAAGATTGAATAGACAGTTATGTAAAAGGGAATTAAGGAGCCCCGGTAAAACACTTGTATTCGCATTTATGTGGGTACTCACCCCAATGGATTGGACAACGGCGTATCATATACCATCGATATGTTGTTGGACTTGCAGGGCAGGCGTGCTAGGATTCGGAAACCTGGTACAATTGCGTTGTTGACTTCTTTCGGTGCCTATAGTATTGAGAACAGCTTTCGACCACTTCAAGTTACCCAGTATAGGCAGATAAGCCTGCTGAATATTTGAAGCCCCCCCGATTGCGTTTTCTCAAACCTAAAGACACCGTTTGACAAGTCAAACCCATTTTCTACTGTTGCAAGATAGTTTTACCACTTAACTGTCCTTTCAATTTTACGAAGGACAAAACAGGCAGTTACAGAGACACTGCATATCAAATAAGTCTCACCAACCACACGACCCAAAGCTGATTCCGATTTATTATGGCACCAAACCACAGTAAAACGACCTCCGAACCCCAGGAATCATTTATGACCCGACTCGCCCGTAAAACAGGCCTAGTCAAAAGCACCGTTAGCACGAAAGACTTACTCAAATCGACAAAGTCTATTTTGCTGGCGGAAGCTAAACCAGTTGACATTCGTAATGTCACGAGTAGCTGGCTCAATGCCAATCGTACTATTCGCGACAATAAAGATCGAATGATCAACAACCTAGTGTTTACGCTAGGACAGTGGGTGTTGACCCCACCATCTTTGTCAACTGTAGTAATTGAGCTCGTAAAGTTCATTGACGCATTTTTCCACGTATTTACGGTCTCTTGGGACCAAGTACTTTTAAAAGTTACGCATTTTATCAAGAACATTATGGCACTTTTTGCTACATCACCACCATCACCTCATCATATTGAGACTCCACCCCCAACCTCGCAAAACCCCTTGCTTTCCCCGACTAATACTCGACTAGGAGGAAGAAGTGCGCTTGCTGGCGAAGGAGTGAAGTCGATTTTATCAGACTTCTCGACGGAACATATGGCCGCGCTCGTTTCAGGGCTCGGTATTACCGTCGGCGGCCTCTTGGCCGGACTTGGACTAACTGCTTTTGATAGCGGTCTCAAACATTTTACAAAACTTGGGAACGCTATGCGAAGCATAAAGAACATCGAAATGGGCTGCGGATCTTTAATCACTTTTGTGACTAATATTTTTGAATTCGCAAAAGATAAGATCTCTCAATTCCTTGACAGAAATAGGCTAACTAAATCTATAGCAGCCTATGAAGCTAAGGGGATTGATATCAAAGCCCTATATGACAACGCCACCGCTTTCATGGATCCATTAATGTCTAGTGAAGCGAGCCGGGATGTGGCTCGAGCTGAAATAGCAAGAGACATCCTGACTCGTTTTAATAGAATAGAGTGGGCTATGATAAACGGTCTGGCGGTTGAGGCGTCGAGCAGACAGGTCGTTTCGGCCTTATATGCACGATTCCTCAATTATCTAAAGACTACTAAATTTGACGAGAAACCCGGAAACCGAATTACTCCCTTTAATATTACGCTGACAGGACCTCCTGGCTGTGGTAAGTCAATTGCGATGCGCGTTTTAGCGTCCGCAATCACTGACCCCAGAGCTATGGAAAATAGTCCCTTGAAGCAAAATAGCATTTATGGAAGAAACGGTTCCGATGCCTTCTGGAGCCGCTATGATCACTCTGATGTTGTCCTTTTTGACGACGTTGGAGCTACTCGCGGATCGACCCCGAAGGACTCTGAATACTTAGCGTACCTTATGATTCACAGCGGCGTGGATTACCCATTAAACATGCCGGATCTTGAGTCTAAAGGAATGCTTTTTACAAGTTTAGTAACAATAGCATCGACCAATAACCCCTACCCTGTCCCCGCAGAGTTAGTCACACATACAGCCTTCTGGAGAAGGAGAGACTTGCTGGTTAACTGCTGGGTAAAACCAGGAGGAAAAGCCACAGAGTCTAAAGACTGGCGCTACGGACTGATGGACCCCAATACGAATAATATGCCGACCCAAGGAAATGGATTCGGTATTGATGAGCTCATTCGAGTTTGTTGTGTTCGCTTTGAGCAACATTATCACAAAGGTAAGAAGTTGTTGGAACAACCCGATATTGATTTTTCCAAAAAGATCGATGTCGATGCTCTTTGCGCCCAGGCAGAGTCTTTTTCTGTAGAAAACTTGAAGATCCACGGACCTAAATGTGACTATAAAATTGACTTTCCCAAGCGTAAAGGAAATGGAAGGCGCGAAGCTACATTCGCTAGCGATCTGCCAGCTTGTTTTCGCGGGTGGACTTATGAAGAGATTTATGAGTACCACCGGTATGAGAATATTGACTGGCCTTTTGATAATGTATCGCTAACAGTGTTTGCAGTTAACGCAGCCATGACCCCCGCAGTGCTTCTAGACATTCCTGAAGAATGGGAAGAGGAAGAAGAACTTGTAGACTTAGACGTCGAGGAGGTACCAGGAGACTGGTCTTACTTCGATGGATCTATGCAACAGTTCGAACTTCCGGATCCCCGACATTTCGTCGATCGATCTTTTATTAGAGAAATTGACTTATTCGGAGACGAAATCTTTCTAGCTTTGGCGGATGCCTATGACGGCTCGATCGCAGAACTCAACATTGAATTGTGGAGGGCTTTGGGACTGAAAGTCGAAGGACCACAACTGGATTACTCCGTAGCCGGCAATCCCTTGCCGATATTCTTTATTGAAGACGGTGACATATTTTACGGTTACCCAAATTCTATGGATGATTCATTTACGTTCTTTGACGGAACAGAAACAGACCCCTTCCTGATCTACATGGTGAAAGAAGTGGCTAAGCACGTCAACACCCGAGAAGCACTCGGCGACTCCGATACCAGCAGCGAATACTCAGACTCCATTGAAGAGTGGGAAGAATCGAATGACGACGAAAGGACTTATAGATACCCCTCATTCATCAAGCTACGCCAAATGCTCGACGCGAAAAACGAATCTCGTTTTAGAGATCTCGATTTTTACGAAGAGACTAGTTGGTGGACAACCTGGGAGGATTCCTCTGCTATGCGGAAGACACTTATGGTCGCGATGGGAGTTTTAGCAGCTTTATTGTCTGCGACAGCTGCCTTCACGGCTTATAAGTATCTGTTTCCCCCTCAACCACAAGCTCTCGGCGCGTTTTACTCGCCAGAAAGCTTCAAGGGAGGAGTGACAGAAAGAGTCGGCCTCTTTGGGTATGAAACAAAACCGGGGATGGCCAAAAACGATCGCGTTGGACTGTCGAATGTCAACGTTGAGACTCTCGCAAGAGGGAAAATCGCTAACAATCAGGTTGCTGCTGCAGTCTCTTCTCTAGATGGAGAAGTGAACGCTTATAGTGGCGGTCTTTTTGTTGGAGGACGAACTCTTGTGCTTCCTTACCATATCTTTTCAAAATTCGAATCAGAAGATACGTTGAAGATTACTTTGATCTACGCCAATAATGTCAAAACTGCTTTCTTAAGCTCTCCAAGTGAGAGACAACAGATAAGCTACAATGACAAGGTGTATGACATGATTATAGTCAACGCAGATCCTGGTGCAGTGCAAGCGCACACAAATTTGGTTAAGCAGATGCCCTCAATATCTCAATTGCAAGATTTAGATAACTTTGAGTGTATGACGCAGCAAGTAACACCAAGTGGAATGCGCGTGCAACTCGCCACAGCGAGAATGGAAAAGGAAGCCGTGTACCGCGCTGGCAACGTTAAGTTGACAGCAGCAGTAGGCTATACCGCACAACATATAGCCGCCCGCGGAGATTGTGGACGACCTCTGATCAACTGCGCCCCCGGCCAAGATAAGCCACTTGTTGGATTTATGGTCGCGGGAACAGCTGGAGCAAGAGACTCGTTCTACCTTCCCCTTGTGAAGGAGTTCTTTGATCGCGTTTCTATGAGCTGCGCAGATTTACCTCTGCCGTTCGACGGAATGCTAATGAAAGGGACTCCCGAACAGTTGTTGGAGGCCGCACGGACTCGAGTGCCAGATGGACTGGCGCCGATAGGTGTGGTAGGCCCGAAGTACGCTTTGGGACCCAACAATAGGTCACGCATGCAGAAGACTGTTCTCCACGGTGAGTGTTTCCCAAACACTTACGAGATCGCTCCAGTTCGGCTTTCAGCCAAAGGTGTCTCAGAAAAGACACGAGAAGCGGGAATAACACCTCAAGAAAAAGCAGACGCAAAGTTTGCCGTAGAGGTTGCCCCGTTTGATCTGGACTCACGCGATTTCGCTAAGCGCACAATGAAGCAGCGCTATGGAAACGTCGTAAGCAAAGAGCCGGCTAGGAAACTAACTTTGGATGAAGCAATCAACGGAACAAGTGAACTCACTGGAATTAATATTTCGACTTCACCCGGTATGTTTTCCCAGAAGGACTCTGGCACGGCGCGCGGAAAAAGGGCTTACCTGCGTGTAGTCGGCGGAGACGCCGCTTATGCGAACCCTAATGATATCAGGTACGAAGTAGATACTTCCTATCATGCCCCCACTATGTTTAGCGGGACCATCAATCGTGGAGAAAAACTTCTCGAAGAAATCGCACAAATTGAGCGAGATCTAGAGGAGCACGGAGAGACCAATATATTTGTCTCCTCCACTCTGAAAGATGAGACCCTGCCTGCAGAAAAGGTGGCTGAAGGAAAATGTCGAACCTTCAACGTTTTCGAACTATCCTTAACCTTAGTGACACGAATGTACTTCGGTGCGTTCATCGGGGCCATTGGACAATATTCGGCTGAGCTACCATGCTCGGTTGGAATTAATCCACTTGGCCAGCCCTGGACGCACCTGAGGAAACGCCTCAAGAAAGTTAGCTCCAAGATAATCGCAGGAGATTATTCCAAATTTGATGGGATGATGCCTGGATCAATTCTAATGGACGTAGCTGAGGTGATCAACGACTGGTATAGGAAAAATTCGAAAGAAACCCCCGAAGAAATCGAGAGAGGCTGTAAAGCTCGGGTTGGATTAGTGCTTGCATTTATCCATAAATATGTTCTCTCAACCAACGTGGTGTACCAAACGAAACAAGGTATGCCATCAGGCGCACCAATAACAGCGCCGCTTAATTCCCTAGTTAATGAACTCTATCTAACAATGGCTATCTATGAACTGGCAAAGGAAGCAGGAAGAATATTGACTCCATCAGAGTTGATTGAACTGGTTGCTTTGGCAGTCTACGGAGACGACTGTTTGTTAGCGGTCGATAGTTCGCTCCAGAAATGGATCGACTTTCGAACGTTGAGAGATTGGCTAGGAAAACACGGAATTAAGTTTACACCGGAAGATAAGGACGGCGCGGACTATGATTTTAGGAACATTGACAATGAAGTCACGTATCTTAAAAGAAAGTTTGTACCCCACTCAAAATATCCGGACAAAATTTTGGCTCCATTGGATTCTCGCGTAATCGAGAATATGACCAATTGGAGTCAGAGGGGAGCGCAAGATCGATGTGCATTCATGAATGAACTAATCGATAACGCCCTCTCAGAACTGTTTCATCACGGAAGTGGTGCATATGCAACAGGCCTCACAGCTATAAATGCGGGGATCGCCTCACACGAATCGTCAATCATGACAGATCCGATGTTGGAGTCGACTCTTACCAAATTTTGGGCTAGTGATTACAAGGAGCGAGAGCTTCGTTGGCTACAAGAGTTTCAGGGAATCCCTGTGCAAAGAGTCGAATTTGAATAGATACGGACGCTGTAGCGGCCCGCTTGATATTCACGTTGTAACTCCGGAGCAGGACTGATAGCTTGTATCGCAGTAAGATCGCGATGAGCA